TTACCCATAATGTTTTAAAAAAGATGTCTTTTGATCAAACTTATATATCAACTTATTGTAACAACATCTGGTTTGTGAAATAAGATTTCATTTTAAATTTAAATTAATTTAATATAGTTTAAAGGTTTATTATATATAACCATTATATATAAAATGACAAGTCAGATTAATAATATATACTTTAAAAACTTCTGCAAGAATTTAGAAGAATTAGGTCTAACATATGAAGAAGTAAAACGCGATTATAAGTATAGCGGGGGAACAAATGGACCTCATAAAAATTATTTTGATTTATGCTTTCCAATGAATCTTAACCCAGACAAAATTGAAAGATGTTTATGCGAACACCATATACAAGATAATTGTTATTTATCTAAAAACTTTGATTTTGATACTATTTTAATTGTCGGTAATTGTTGCATCAAAAAATTTATTGATAAATCATCAAGGACTTGTTTACATTGTCATGCTCCTCATAAAAATAGACTGTTAAATTATTGTAATAACTGTAAAGAATATATTCAAAGAGGTTATACTAAAAAGTGTTTATCCTGTAATAAATTAAATAAATCATTGAGTAAAAATAATAACTGTGAAAGTTGTAGTAAGGGATCATGTTTTAAGTGTAATAAAAAAATTGATCCAAAATTTAAACACTGTTATTCATGTAATTTAATTAATAAAAAATAATTTAAATTTAAATTTATTTAAATATTTAATCTACATTAATATTATAGATTAAATATGGAAACATCAATTATCAAAAGGGGGCGTCCTATAAAATCACCAGATGGAATACCAAATAGTAAGCCCATCGATAAAGATTATTTCAATAAATATTATAAAAAAAATCTTGCTCTAAAAGTTCAATGCGAACATTGTGGAGAACTTGTATCAAAATCAAAGATCAAACATCATATGAAAACTGATAAATGTATTAATGCACTAGATGAACTAAAAATTGAATGTTTTATATGTTCAAAGCATATTTTTGAATCAAGGAAAACACAGCATGAAAAAAGTTTATACTGCAAATCATTTATTAATTTAGTTAATTAATTAATTTAAATTTAAATTAATTAATTTAGTTTAAAGATTAATTATATAATCTTTATTTATATATATAGAAAATGGAAATTACATTATCAACAACAATTAACACCTCAGTTTTTGAGATTAAAGAATTTGAAGAGGACATTAACACTGATTTATTAAACAAACTCATTAACAGTGATCTATTAAACACAATAAAATGGACTGCAGGAAATGGCACAGTTTTCGAAAATGAAAAACAACAATTACAGATGATGTACAAACAAATAAAAAAGAATAAATTAAAAGTTAAGTATTCACGGCCAAAATATAACTTTGGAAGAGTTTATCCTGCTAAATCATTATCGTTATGTAGTTTAAGACGTCAGATAAGACACACCTTAGCATATAATACTTATACTGATATTGATATTTCAAATTGTCACCCTGAGATTCTTAATCAATTATGTATTCATCATAATATAAAGACGAAATATTTGAATCAATATGTAAAAAATAGATCTGAAATACTAAAAGAAACTATGGAAAATTATGATTGTACACGCGATGAAGCAAAAACATTATTCATATCATTAATGTATTATGGATCATTTAAAAGTTGGGATGTTAACACAAATAAAGAACCAACTGATTTTATCTACAATTTTATTAACGAATTAAAATTAATAAGCGAATCATTTATTAAAGTAAATCCAGATATTGTTAAGATTGTAAAAGCACTACAAAAAAAAAATGAAAAAGGATCAATAATGAGTATTATTTTACAAGAGAAAGAAAGATTAATACTAGAATGCGTATATAATTATTTGATCAGTAAAAAGATTATTAATAATAATGATTGTGTATTATGCTTTGATGGTATAATGATTAAGGTAAATAAATATAATTTAAAATTATTAGATGAGTTATCAACCGTTGTTTCAGATGAATTAAAATTTAAACTACAATTCACAGAGAAACCATTTGATGAGCACTATTTAGAAGAACTGAAATCATTTGAATTTGTACAGCCTACTATTTATACAAATGTAGACTATTTGCAACTCAAAACAAAATTTGAATTAAATTGTTTCAGACTTGAGAATCCCTTTAATTATGTGTATATTGATAGTGATAAAAATATTCAATTATTTAATAATGAAAAGTTAAAACAATGGGCGATGAAAGATTATAGAATTATGATTGAAAATCCAGATGATATTAAAAAAACTGAATATTTTATAGATGTCTGGCTAACAGATCCAAATCAGAAATCATATAATAAGATTGTATTTGATCCGAGTCAAACAAGTATTAACACATATAATTATTTTAGTGGATTTAAATATTCAGATGGAGAACAAGCAATAATTAATAATCCATTCTTAAATTTGTTAAAGCGTATTTCAAATGATAAAAGAACTTATGATTATTTTGTTGATTGGATAGCTCATATAATTCAGAAACCATTTAAAAAAACTAACATTGCGGTTATATTATATTCAAATGTAAAAGGAGTTGGTAAGAATTGTATTGTAGATGGAATTTGTAAATTATTAAAAGGATATTCAGGGCACGTTGAGACTATTGATGATATCACTAAAAACTTTAATTCACATCTTGTTAATAAATTATTTATTTATGGTGATGAGATTAAAGCTTCCTCTAAATGTATCAGTGATAAATTAAAACAAGTTATCACAAGACCTACTCAAAATTTTGAAAAGAAAGGAAAAGATGCATTTGAGATTGAAGATTATACAAATTGGTTATTTACAACTAATAATAAAGATGCTTTCAAAGTTGAACAGGGAGATAGAAGACTGTTTTTTATAGAATGTATATCTGAAAAACTATCAAAGGAACAATCAACAGAATATTATAAATATATTGAAGATGAAAACGAGATGAATAAATTGTTTAACTTTTTCAAGAATCATCAAATAACTTATAATATAGGAATTGAAGCTCCACCAACATCAAGAATGAAAGATGAACTACAATTTGAAACTAAACCAGCGTATATTCAATTACTGTATAAGCAACCAAGAGATATAATTAATAATAGATTTTCATCACAAAAACTATATGAAAAATCAAAAGCATTTGCATCAACTAATTATTTAAATCATTCATATAGCATTACAGAGTTCGGAACTGAAATGTCTAAAATTTTAAAACAATTCAAAAAACGAACAGGAACAGGGTATGTTTATGATATTAATGTAAGTTTTAATGAATTTAGTAAGATATTATTTGAGAACGATCCTGACTATTATCGATTTATCAATAATATTGAAGAAGATGTTACACCATCATTTATAGAAATAGAAGATGATTACGATAACCCTCTTGATATTGACGAAGATGAATAATTTTTATTTATATGTTCCATTTTCATCTTTTACTATCTTATATTTCATTAATGTTTCATCACGCGGAGCACGTCCTTTTGTATTTAAATTATACATGATATCTCTACGTCTTTTTTTGAAGTTTTGATTATCTGGCTTATTATTTTTATATGCATCTAACTGAATTAATAATTCCTTTAGTTGTCGATCTCTTTCGATCAATGTTTTTTTTGTTTCTCTACAATCATCTTCTTTATGTTCAGTTGTAAATACTTTATTGTAATTAAGCTGTGCTGTTTTTTGTGAATGTCTCATTAATTTGCTTAATGTATCTCGATCGTTATAATGTGGATGCATTTCGTAATACCATGTTATATAACTACTTCTCATGATATCAATTGTTAATCCTGAAACACCTGATATTTCTCTTAACCATCTTAAAAGAGTTGAATCTGTGATGGGATTATTATTAATTTCAAATAGATAGTTTCTTGGAAAATTTGCATAGCTTTCTAATATAGCTTTCTTTGCTTCTCCTTCTACATCTATAAAAGACAAATTTTTATTCATATTGTAGAGCTTATAGTTTGAAGCCTTATCTTTATTAACAATATATTGAACTTTTGAACTACCTCGTCTATTAATATAAACATAATTATGCTTTTTATCATTTGCTTCTTTTTCCCGAATTAATAAAGCAGTTGTATAAAAACTTGTTCTTAATGGTGGTTGATAAGTTAATAAAGTTAACAATAATACTTTCATATGCTGAGTTATTGACACGTTACCATCTTGTTTAAGAGTATTAATTAAATCAACAAAATATTGATGAGGGCGCCAGTTTATCTCTTCTTTAATATCTAATCCATTTCGTCCTTCTTCGTCGGCTCTTTTAAGTTGCAGTTGATGTGCTTGTTCTGAAAACCATTTCGCATGTCTAGTTTTTTTTAAGATGTTTAATTTTCTAGCAATAGCAAATAAATAATTCTCTTTAGTTGATTCAGCCCATTTAGGATTTTCGATAATGTATTTATATAATAATCTAGGTGTTATAGTTTCGACGAAGGTTTCTTTATCTATATTTAGACGTAAAGAGTTCTTAAGATAGTTATATACTGCATCATATCTCTGTTGATGTGCAGTTGTCCATGAATATTTGTTTCGTGCAGGTGGCATTTATATATAATTACAAAAAGAAAATAATTATTTATATTGGTTTTATAACAATCAATATAAATAACTTTTACTTTCTATGAGTAAACTTTATTTTTTAACTTGTCCTGTTTCTACGTTAAGAATGAACTTATCAAGATATACAGTGTAAACAAGAACATCAATAGTCACTAAACTATTATTAAGAAAACTTATGTTCAAATTTCTGGTTGTTGCCTTTTCTGCCTCAGTTCCACGTCCTAAATCAATCCAATATACGCGATTCATTTCCCACCAACTTTGAGAAATTAAACCAGTAGAAATACCGATATCAGTGCTTGTTAGAGTTTCAGCTAACATAATCTGTTCAAGAAAGTTTTCATATGAGTAATACATAGAAGTATTAAGAACATTAACACCACCTAATGTGCATTGTAAATTGATTAAAGATATAGGACTATACGATGCAGGACACGGATCATAAGGACTTTGATATTGTGAAAAGCCAAGAGTTGCTGTTGTGTTTGTTCCTACTGTTCCAGTGGTTGTTGTAAATGAATTAGAGCTTGAAATAATTGGTATGATTGCGATACCAATAGGATTTTTAATACCACTCTGAACAAGTTGTGAGAATGTTGAATTCTTAGCTATACCAGTATATTGATTAAATAAAAAGTTTTCATATACAATTTGTTTGTTAGTGTTTTCAGTTAAATATTTATATGCCTTTTCTGGTTCTAATTGAATTTGAGAGTAATAGCATCTACAAGCAGTCATTGAATTAGAGTAAGAATTTACGGCTATAGCAGTTGTTCCAATTGAAGTTGGAGATTTAGCAACAAATAAACCAGCTGTAATAAGAGTGCAAGTTGATTCTATACCACCATTTGCTTGTGTTGCACCTAACCAGTTAATAGTTAATGGACAAGTGGTCCCAAAACTTGAGTTAAAAGTTCCATATGCTAAATTTGTACTGTTTGGATTTTGAATACTAGCTTGAATGACACCAGTATTTAAATAAAATCGCATTACAAGATCCATCTTTTTAACTAAGCCCATCTTGTCAATACAATCGCATAAATATTTGAGAGGAATAATTCCAACATCATACCAGATCATAGTATTGTTGTCAACAGTATAGTAAGATTTAAACTCATTAGTAATATTTTGAGAGTTCATTATTGAAGGTTGTAGAGTTGTTCCAGCGCCATAAATATTTTGATAGTTAGAATTTGTTGTGGTATCAACAACTTTAGATACTCGGTCATAAATTGCTTTGTTGTTTTGATTTGAATTTTGACCTACAGTTGCAGCTAAAAGAGAAGTACCTGTAGCAGCACCAGATACAGAGAATGGTAGATTATTACAGAGTCCTACCCCTTGAAAAGGAGAGACCGCACCACCAGAGCTTACTGTGCCTTGATTTGATAAATTTGTAGTTGAAAATTTGACTGATTTTTCATTATCAAGAGTTGATGAAAGGCCTAAAGAAATAACATTTGCTTGTTGGTCTGTAGCACTTAAAGAAGAAAGTAGTTTAAAATTTTTATACATGCTGATGAAAGGTTGCATATCGTTAATCACTTTACCGTTCGCTACAATTTCAATTTGATGAATTAAATTTTGGTAGTTAGATTTAAGAGAACATAGAGAATAACCAGCAGTAGGAGGAGTTTTAAGAGTAGCACCATTTGATGTTGTAGCTACCATAACTAAAGGAATGGCTAAGTATAGATCAGATACATCGGATAGACCACTATTATAGATATTTGAGAGGTCAAATTGGACTAATGATTGACCTGATGTATTAAAGACGCCAGAATTTATATCATTAATATAGTTCCATTGTTTATCAGTATATGCAGAATAATCAGATACATCTTGAGGAGCAGAGCTTTTGGAGAATTCATAATTGTCAGAGTTCATTGATACTATATATTTATTACTATAGATTTTTTTTATAAAAGAAATTGAATAATATATCTGTCAAATGGCGCCTAAAATATAAAAATTATCTAATCATAATGTATATATAATAATATGTCAAAAATAACAGATTATAATAAACCTTATGAACTATCAAGATCAAGATTAATGATGCAACAAAAACTAAATGACAGAAGCAAAGAAGCAATGACCCAACGCGAAATAACACCAGAAATCAAAGCAACCAAAGCAGACCTTAAAATTCTAAATCTTGATGATGACCGACCAGAAATAATAGCTGATAAGCATAGAAAGGCAGTATCAATAAAGATTCAACTTGCAAACATGTCAAATAATGCAATCGTTGATGAATTAGGATGGAAACCAAGCAAAATTAAATCTGAAGTTACGCAACGGATGATTGACGAATACAAAGCTGAAATGAATAAACCCGTTAAAGTATTCAACCCAAATGTTGGAAGAAACGGTGCATTTGCAGTTTATAAATATAAACCATCATCAATAGATTTAACACCAGTTCCACCAGAAGATTTAGGAATAGTTTTGACAGATAACGATATTAAAAATTTAAGTGCCAGAATTATACAACTTAGTCTTGAATACAAACAACTTGACAAAGCAACAAGAGAATTTCCAACTCTTCAAAAAACAATAGAAGACGAATATAACAGAGCCAAAGCGATAGAAACAACAAGAGCAACCCCAGATGAACCACTTTTTAATAATATCGAAATTGCAATAATGAATGGAATAAGAAGAAAAGAAGTTCAAAATACTATGGCAACACAATTAGGAATTACATTAAATGCTTCTGAATCTATAAACAAACGAAATGATGCTATTTTATCCGAAATTGAAAGACAAAGAAAGGCAGGAATGACATTTACCGCAGATAGGGATTTTCATGACGCTAGAATCTTATTAGAAGACGAAATTATCGCTACTGCTGAGAGACAAAGAGAAATTAAAGTGCTAATTGAGAAGATTAGAATCAAAATAGCAGATAACAAAAGAGTGATACATGATAATAATATCAAAATAGCGGAAGCAGAAAAATTAACTAAATCAAAAGTAAATGAAGCTATGAAAGAACTAGAACTTTTAAATTCTGGTAAATCAATACCAACACAACAAGTGGGAGAAAGCGATGATGATTATAGATTAAGATTACAAGAAATAGGTAATGAAGTTTTAGATGATGATGAAGTAGAACGAGAAGCAGGATTATTACAAAATGTCAAAGCCAAATATAATTTAAAAGAGTTGTTATCAGATGATGGGCAGATTGAAACAATTATTAAAAAGTTAACACCAGATGAGCAAACTGAAATGAATACAATGTTCACAGGAATCAAAAAAAAATATCTTGAGACTTATGGGTTCAATAATACTAATATGAATGTTAATAAGATTGTTGATTTTATTAAACAAACAATACCATCAATAAATTCATCATTATCAGCACCAGCACCAGCTATTGTAGCACCAACACCAGCAGTTGTAGCACCGGTAACAGTAGCACCAACAACAAGAGCTAGTCATACAACAGGACCATATAGCCTAGCTTCTTTTAATAAAACTCAATTACTCCAATTAGTTGATGATCATAGTTTGAATAGAGGAACAAGAGAACAGATGTACGATCAATTATTACAATTAAATTTAATTCCAATGAAAGGATCAGCATTTATTCCAGCATTTCCAGAAGCACCAATAATAGAGCCAACTGTAGGAATGCCAACATTTGCACCAGTTCTTCAACCAATAGCGGGAGCGACAGGTGACGGTCTTGGTGTTCATCTTAAAAAGCTACCAAAAGTTATTAAATTAGGTCACATACATATTAATCCTTCTAATCTCTATTATGAAAATATATTATCAGTGAGAAATCCTAAGAATAAACCATTACGAGCTTATAAAGATGAACACATATCAGAATATTTAGCATCTCTTTTAATAAAACTCGTAGAAGGTGGACACATTACAAAACATGAACTACAACCATTAAGCGATCACGAAAAAATGATTTATGACAACTTGATTAAAAGATCTAAACTGCACAAAATGAATGATAACTCATTTGATCAAACTGCATTAAAAATGAAGCAAAGATTAGAAGTACTGGAAGGAGAACTAGAAGCAGGTAATAATAACCCCTCAATTAAGTCTGAAATTCATGGACTACTATTTAAATTAGCTCATGCTAAAGTTATATCACAAGTTGATGCGACCAAACATTGGAAATCATTAAATGAAATATATAAAAATTAGTAAATAAAATAAAATAATTATCTTATTTAAATATATAGAAAATCAAATGTATCATCCAACAAGTATTGCTCAATTATCTTCATCTCAAATATCAAAGGCTTTAAAAGGTCTTCCTGTCCGTGTATCTGCAGGTAATCATCACGATATAGAACTATCAGCAGACCAAATTAAAAAGTTTGCAAAAGCTCATCAATTAGGAAAAGCTTCAACCATTAGTATGGATCCTTATCAAATTCAAAACCATATGCATCTATTAGGTGCTGGTAAACTTAAAAAATCTATCAGAGGAAATGCTAGTCGCTTAATTACATCGGGAACTGATCGTGCTATTCAGGCGATTAGTGGATCTGGTCAACTTAAAAAAAATATCAGAGGAAATGCTAGTCGTTTAATTACAGCAGGAACTGATCGTGCTATTCGTGCTATTGAGGGCGGATCTGTAAACCGTCTGAAGAAAGCGGGACGTTGGGAACATTTCGCCAATGCTACAATTCGTGATGGTATAGATACTGCAGGAAAATCGGCAAGAGTATATAACAAAAGCATGATGGGATTTGGTGTTAAAAAACGAGGCAGACCACGCAAACACGGAGGAGCCCTAATGGCAGCAGGATATTAGTTTATTTATTTAATTTTATTATTTATTTTCTTATCTAAAAATATATAATGAACTATTTTAACAAAGTTTTTGATTTTAAAGAACATGTTCCGCCATCTGTTAAAGAAGCATTAAGTAAGATTGGCAATCAACAAATTGTTAGTGCAAGATGTGGTAGAACCCCAGTTCAATCAGTTATTCAAGGAGCATTACGTATGGTGGCTAATGTACCATATGATAATTTATTCCATTTATTTATTGAATTAACACTTACAAATGGTCAAAAATGGGTTTTGGAAAAGATTGAAAGAATAAATTTAGTAAGAGAAGATAGAAGCAAAAAAGAAGGAGCAGAATTTACGCCATCATTTTTAGTTGGAAAGACTGTTAATGAACTATTTCAAAATACAAGGAATAAGATGGGTGATCGATTTCTACCATATCAATCAGCATCTAATAATTGTCAGGTATTCATTATGGGTGTTTTAGATGGTAATGGCTTAAATAATTCAGAGAGAACGGCATTCGTTAAACAAGACACTAAATCAATTTTTAGAGATAATCCAGCATTACGAAAATTTGCAAATACATTGACAGATATAGGTGGTTATGGTAACGCAATTCTTCAAGGAGGTGAATTACATCATCATTTTAAAAATAATGAACTTGACAACCTACAACTTTCAGAATTATTAGATCATTATCAAATTCCTTGTAATGGTATATATATTAATGGTAAGATGCCTAAGTTGAAAAATGGATCTTACATCATAAATTTGAATGGACATTCTCATTGGGTGGCACTCATTAAGCACGGGATAGAATATTTTTACTTTGATTCTTATGGAGTTGTTGCACCATCTGGAGTTGAAAAGAAAATAGGAACCACATATATTTATAACCATAAACAGTTACAAGATCTAGATTCAAGTTCTTGTGGTTGGTATGTTATAGCATTTCTCAGATTTATGCATCAGCCAGAATATAAAAGTAAGTTATTCGAATCATTTATAGATTTATTTACAAATGATACTAAGAAAAATGAATTAATATTAAAAACATTATTACGTTAATCTATGATGACCTAAAAAGTTCTTTCTTAGATGTGTATTCTTATCTTTACCTTTCAGATCTATCATGAAGAACGATAGCGGATCAGAAGTTGATTCATCGTAACATCTTTTAAATAAATCTTTTTCTACATCATGAATATTATGATTTCTTATTATATTATTCAATGTTGTGTTATCATTCAATCTAAATAAAATAAAGTATTGACAATTTCTTGTAATCACTTTTGGGACGCTTGTGTAATTTTGACAAAGTGCGACAACTGTGTATCCTTTTTTTCTTCCTCCAGTAAAATACTCATTTATTTTTTTAAAATCTTTCTTATTCATATTAATAAAGTCATCTACGATTAATAACTTTTCTTCGTCTCCTTCATTGTCAGAATCAGAATCTGAATCTGCTAATGATGGTAATTCATTAATATCATTGATTAGTTCTGTTTCGGGTATTCTTTCTTTCAATAGATGGAGAAGGGGTTCATCTGTTGACACTGGATTAAACACCATTATTTTATAAAACTTATTAGGCATTCTTTGGATCATATTCATGACAAAATTTGATTTTCCTGTTCCTGTTCCTCCTATAGCACATATCATACTATTTGGTAGAATATGATGATTTTTGAAAGTTTTATCGACTGTATTCTTTTTTAAATGTTTTGGTAATTTTTCATAGAAGTTTGTTATTTTATCACTCATTTATATTATTATAATAGAAAATAATTTAAGTCATTAAATACTTTATTATGCTATTCTTACTGCATTGAACAAAAAATTTCCAGTTCCTATAGACGGGGCTACTGTATATTCCATATAAACATTTAAATAAATAGTTGCTGACGCTGTTAATGATACTATTGCAGATATATTTGCATAATTAATTTGGTTATTCAATAGTGCAGATACCATACCATATTTATTATCATTAGAAGTTTGTGCAACACTTGTTCTCAATGTATCACCATATGAAAAATTTATACGAGATGAATTTTGTGAATTGTTGTATTGTCTTGTTGCTGATAATACCCATGTTCCAGCGGTTAAGGCAATACTTGCAATACTTGAAACTGTGACAGTCGTTGGTGGTGTAGTTGATATACTTGATCCATTAATAATACCTCCAACTTGTGTTGATGTTGGTGCTGTTACTGTCCCTGAATGACTTGTTGTGATATATTGTCCTGATGCTAATGTTAAGCCATTATTCGCTGTTAGTGTTCCGTTAATTGTCGTAGCCGTAGATGCTGTTCCAACTGTTATTGTTGCTCCTGATACATCTGATGCTCCAATAATGATATCACCATCTGTTTGAGCATTTCCTATAATTATATTACCATGAACCACGCTTGAACCAATAGTTAATGCTGGTTGTCCTGCTAATGTATCTGATGCATCATAAGATGATGATTTTACACCACTATTTGCAGTAATTAATCCTACTCCTGATGTTGTTATTGCTCCACATGCAATTGAACCTGTACCAACGCTTAAAGATGTCCCTGTTATAGCCCCTGATGTACTAATCGTTGCATTTGGTGTGTTAGCCGTCGCTTTATTTTGATACGGACCAATCAAAGATCCACCAGATGGGGCAGTAATGGTTGATGTGCCTTTTACTTCAATGTTAGCTGTTGACGATATACCAGTTGCTGATATTTCATTTGAAAAAGAACACGTACCTTTCATTGCTGTTGTTGAATTTACATTACCGATAATGATAGGAACATTAGCCGATACCGTATCAGTTGTACCAATTCTAATATATCCAAATGAATTTCTAGTTGCATTCACACCGATGTTGATATCACCTCCTGTTTGACTCCCACAAATATTTAAATCACCATTTGTTAAATTACTTCCAATAGTCATATCCGTAGTAGCACTAGTTGAATCAATTGATGTTGATGATAAACCGCCTGAAAATGTTTCTAATGCTGTCGCCGTATCTGCTGTTGTTTTTCTCAAGTATAATGAATTGGCTTGTGCTTGAGTAAGACTAGTTGAAGAAGAACTAAAAAATGACGGATTATAAGTTATTCCCTTGAAATAGGGGTCTGGTGCTGTAGCTGTAGACATTTAATTATAATAATACTTTAGAAATTTATTTCTTATACATTATTATAAATGTCATATACTTTATTATTAAATTCTTCTAATGTTATTGGATCAAATAATAACACATATCAGTATAATTTTATAAGTGGATCATTTCATGCTAAGGACTGCGAGATGGCTGTTAGTTCTCTGGCTATTCCTTATTCATGGTTTAATGTTTCGAGTTCTTATAATAATAATACTATATCTATCACTTTTCCATATCTTGCAACGACAACAACTTTAAATATAACTATACCTAATGGTTTTTACTCGGTATCAGATATAAATAATTATATTGGATTACAATGTTTAAATTATGGCTTGTATTTAATTAATGCAACGGGGTCATATGTTTATTACTTTCAAGTATATTCGAATGCTACTTATTATACAAATACAGTCGTTTTATCTCTTGTTCCTACTGCATTACCTAGTGGTTATACACAGCCTAGCACTGGTTTTTGGTCTGCAACATCTGGTAATGGACTTCCTACATCTCAATCAACGCCTTCATTTACTTTAGCTTCTAGTGGTTCAATAAATAAAATTTTAGGGTTTGCAACTGGCACTTATGCTGCAACAACATTAGCTCCACAATCAATTAATGGAACGATAACTCCTATTGGTTCTACTGTAAATGCTTTAGTAATAAGATGTAATTTACTTACTAATAATATTGCTATGCCTTCTGATATTTTAGATACTGTTCCTATTACAACAACTAGTTTTGGTTCTAACTTGACGTATAATCCTACCTTTCAGAAATGGATAAGTATAAGAGATGGTGCTTATAATAGTATGACTATCACTTTTCAGGACCAAAGCTTAAATACCGTTTACGCTAATGATCCTAATTTATCAATGGCATTATTAATTAGACAAAAACGAAAAGATTAAAATAAATTTCTAATATAATAATATAGATTCATAATGCCACATCACTACATTTTACACAAATTAAAAGTTCACCCCAAACACCGTCATCTTAAAAAGCATCTATCACATTTTACAAAAACTCATCCTAAATCAAGCAGTGCTCTTTTCTCTAGTAATCCAACTCATAATGAGGTTAAAGCAGTAATGCAAGGTGAAGGTATTTTGCATCGAAGAAAACTACATCCACTAAAATTTAAAATCTAATATTAAACTTTTTAAGATAGCTCATTAAGTTGTCATTAATGTCAGTATGTGGACCCCATAAAATGTATGCAGATAATGATCCAGCATTTACTTTATCCCAGTTCTCATTAACCTTATGACGCTTCAAATAATTAGAGCGTTTAATATTATCATGGTGATCTAAATATGTTAATGAATTTTTACTACCAAAATGTATCGTTAAATTTGGTTCTGAAAATGTAATTACTAATTTTTTATTTGGTTTATTTGATTTATCTAATGAAATGAATCTCATTTTATAATATTGTCTAAGATAATATTATAATATGTTTTCTGAAGTATTTTTCACAGGTCTATATTCTTCATTGATTGGTTTTTTAATTGCTATCGGTGCTCAGTGCTATAAAAGCAAGTGCAAACAAGTTGATATTTGTTGTGTTAAAATTATTAGAGATGTCGAAGGCGAAGAAGAACTTGATAGACAACCAAATCCAATTCAATCGCAAGGAAACCTCTAGGCTATTCGGGCAGGAGCACTCTCTGCAAAATGGTCTATAGTTTATCTAATCCGTAATGTAAATTATACTTTGTTATAAATTCATTGAGATCATGTTTACCAATTGACAAATTACATAACATGCATATTGGTACTAAATTATCTAGTGAAATTGATCCACCATTTATATGAGCTTTAATATGTCCTGCATGGAAATTACCGATTGATATTGTTTCTCTAAAACAACATTGACATTTACCTTCTCTTTGATTTTGAAAGAAATTAATCCATAAGGCATTTCTGACACATTTGGGTATTGGCTCTCTCTTTATCTCTTTTTCATTGTCTGGTTCTGATACTGTGTCATCATTTAAATTACATTGATAACAATGTTGATAACTATTTTTTACTTTATTTATATTGCACTTTGGACAAATCTTCATTTTAAGTTATTCTAGATAATAATTTAAAATGTTTTAATTTAAATTTAAATTGATGTATCCATTTTTGATTTGAACATATTTTGTTTAAACCGAATAACTTGTTCTAAATGGATGCTGAGGATTATTCTTTCATTGATAATAGTTACTTCATTGTACATCAGTTCATAACGTTCTTGTTTCTCTTTATATTTAATCATGAGTTGCTTCAATTTTTCATCTGATACTGCAGATAAGTTGTTAATATTAATCATTATAACATTAAATTAGATATTTTTTACTAGAGAGATCTTTGTAGCATTCTCTATTTGGTCTTTTATATGGTTTTCCATACTTCTCATAATTGAAACAATCTTTATGATAAAAATCACCATCATAAATAGTCGTTCGTTTATTGATAACATTTATTTTCGTCAATATAATTGTTTCATTACAACAATAACACTTTAATGTATATTCGTATTCCATTCTTTCTTATATACTATAAGAAAGATAATTATTATTTAAACTATATTAAATTAATTTAAATTTAAAATGAAATCTTATTTCACAAACCAGATGTTGTTACAATAAGTTGATATATAAGTTTGATCAAAAGACATCTTTTTTAAAACATTATGGGTAA